CGACCATGGCTCAACACGCAAAAATCCCCACCGCCACAGCCGAACAATTCCAACGAGCCTATTTCGAGCGATTTGCGGGAATACCAAAGTGGCACCGATGGGTTGCTCAACAACTCCAAACAACCCACAGCATCACCACGCCCCTCGGACGCCAAAGAACATTCTTCGGCCGTGCGAACGACGACACGACGCTCCGGGAAGCGATTGCGTTCTCACCGCAGAGCGCGACGGCGGATAGGCTGAACTTAGTCCTTTGGCGAATTTGGAATTACATGCCGCATGTCCAATTGTTAGCGCAGGTGCACGATGCAGCATATATCCAATTTCCAGAACATTTAGATGAACAAGAAGTTGTAGCTGAAGCCCTTTCGCATTTCGATATTCCTATGGAAAGCTGTGGGCACAAATTAGTAGTTCCCGGCGAAGCTAAAATAGGCTGGAATTGGGGCAATTATCATCCAGACACAAACCCAGATGGATTAAAGAAATGGAGCAAGGACAAGACAGACGCTCGCAAGAGAACTCCAATTTTGCAGCAAAAGTTGTGAAGATAGATCAAGCCTATCTAAAGCATCACTTAATTTACAATCCAGAAACTGGCCAAGTCTTTAGAAAAAGATCTGGAAAATTAATCACGAGTATTCACAGTGGGGGGCATTTACAAATCAATTTGAATACAGGGGTTGTTAAATTATTGCACAGAGTGATCTGGTGCTACATGACAGGTAAGTGGCCTTCACAGCAAATAGATCATATAGATGGCAATCCAAAAAATAATAAGTGGAATAATTTAAGACTTGCTACAAATACTCAAAATTCTCGAAATAGTGCAAAGCCAATAAACAACACATCTGGTTATAAAGGTGTGTCCTTTGTTGCTCGCTTAAACAAATACCGCGCAACAATAATGATTGATAGAAAAAGTCTCCATCTCGGATGTTTTTCTGATCCAAAAGACGCAGCGCAGGCATACAACGAAGCTGCCAAAAAATACTTCGGGGAATTTGCTCTCCTAAACAATATTTAAGAGGGATCTGGGGCCGTGGATTTTGTAGATCAATTTGTAAAGTTTACTGAAGAACGCCCTTCCCCGGAAATTTTCCGTAAGTGGGCCGCAATCACAACGCTATCAGGTGCGCTCGAAAAGCGCGTCTGGACGATGACAAAAGCAGGTCCACAGTTCGCAAATCTCTACGTGATGCTTGTGGCCCCTCCGGGTGTGGGCAAATCACAGGCGATCAATCCTGCAGAGCAGTTGCTGAAGTCCACAAAGAAATACAACATCGCACCAAACAGCGTGACCGCTGCAAGCTTCATTGATGCACTTGTCAAGGCGCATAGGACTGTGCTTCTCCCTGACAACAAACTTCTACAATACCATCACATCTTTGTGTTCGCTGCAGAACTCGGAGTCTTTCTCAACACTCACGATCTAAACTTTCTTTCGATCATTAATGAATTGTTCGATCATAAAGACTCCTACCGGGAAGAACGCAGACATTCGCTCAAAGATCCCATCGACATTCCAAAGCCCATGACAACTCTCCTTGTGGGATCACAGCCGGGATTTCTTGCCACCTTGCTCCCCGACGCTGCATGGACGATGGGTTGGACCTCACGGATGTTAATGGTGTATTCGTCCACTGCCCCCGATGTTCCGCTCTTTGGTGAATACAAAAACCAAGACAAGATCATGTCGGGACTTGTAAAGAAGCTCGATGAAGTCGCAGACTATTATGGTGAAATGAAATGGGATCAATCCGCGATTGCGGAGATGGAACGCTGGCGTAAAGACAAATGGGCCCCGGTTCCTGACCACCCAAAACTCGCAAACTATCTTCCACGTCGCGGGACGATCTTCATGGTCAAGCTCGCAATGGTCGCCGCAATGTCAAGAGGTGAGACGCTTGCCATTAGGTTGCAGGATGTCGAGAGGGCAAGAGGTTGGTTGTTAGAAATTGAGAGTCTCATGCCTTGCATTTTCCGCGACATGATTATGCGCTCCGACGATCAAGTTATCGAAGAAGTCTTCCAGTATTCTTTCGAGATATATTTAAAGCACCGGACGCCGCTTGCATCCGCTCAGATCCTGCGCTTTTTAGCTCAACGCACTCCCGCCGAAAAGGCCGAACGGATTTTGTCTTTGATGGAAAAGTCTGGGATTTTTGAGCGTGTGGCGGGCACGGAAACTTACATTCCTCGCGCCCGCAATATGCACGGATTAGCATAACATTAAATTCTTAGACCCATTCTATACTGAGTCTAAAGTGGGCTTAATATTTTATGCAGTAAAGCAAAGATGCGTTTGCAGGAGCAGTTTCTGTTGCACCACCTGTTGTTGACGTGTTCACGGAGATACCAGTTGTGTTTGAATAAGTATTTCCAGCAACATTTCCCGGAGAAGCTTGAGTTCCGAAAGACTCAAATCTACTTACAGAGCCCGCAGCTCCGGTAGCAAAACCAGTGCTGTTTGCAGAAAGAGAATGAGCATGACCCGGATCTGTTACGGTATGCGCGTGATTTAAATATGTATCACTTACATAAGAACCTAAAATACCAGTAGGGTATCCACCTGCAGTTAAATTAACAGCAGCGTTCGCCCCTGCACCTCTCACAAATACACCTCGCAAATCTGGTAACACAACATATCCAGCACTTGTTCCCCAAGTTGTGCCGATTGCGTTATAAAGTGCAGAATAAATTGAGGCAGAAACCGGAGCTCCGTTTGCAGGAAGCCAGCCTGACGGACATGTTCCCATCGCAAAAGTTCGAACTTCTCCACTATATGATTGAGTATTATTGGTCACAAGTTGAAGTTGGCCAGATGTAGAATAATAAGTCACACCAATGACATTGCCTGCAGCGACTTCACCTCCAGAAAGAAGTGAGGTGCCACCGGTTGTTGTCTTTACGACAGCAAGTAGAGTTCCAGCATTTACAGAAAGTGTGAGGTTTGATGTATTGGTGTAACCAGCAACAAAGTAAAAAGTCTGCCCATTAATTTTCGCAAACCCCGGAATAGTTACTGTTTGTGCATTAGCAGTTCCACCGGAAGTTCCACCCCACCCAATCGATGATGTGCTTGCAGTTTCACCCGTTTGTTTTGTCCAGATAGTATTGCCGTAGTAGTCTTTTAAAATCTGACAATAAGAACCGGAGCCAAAAATTGTAGCACGACCAGCTGCATCCAAAACAACAGGATTAGTATTGAGCATTGTCTGTTCAGCATTCTGCCATGTATTTGACAAAACAGAGCAAGTTGGAAAGTCAGAATAAAATGTTACTGTTCCCGAAGCGTAAGGTTTTCCGTTCCCGTCAATGAATTGCTGCTGGCCATTAGGCAAAAGAGTAGCAGATTGCAGACTTGAACTTGAAAGTAAAAAGGCAAGAAGCCCTGCTGTTGTTCTTTTCATCATTCTTCCCCTGCCAATGGATTAAGTGAAACCGCACCGCGAATTACAGGTCGCGCAGCTCTACGTTTCTCTTTTCCGAAAGTTTCTGCAAATACTTGCTTACGAACTGCAGGGCTTTTAAGGGCTCGTGCAGACATTAAGTCTTTCGCAAACCCTGTCGTCGCTAGTCCTGCAAGAGCGGTTGGAAGGGCGTATTGGAAAAGAGGCCCGCCAGCTGCCGCAATGTCGGAAATGCCCGGAGCAAAAATCGCGCCCGCAGGTGTGCCCATTGCAAGTGGTCGCCAATTTTGTTTCACCGTGCGCCAGATGTTGCTTGGGGTAAAATCAAAACCTTGACTTGGGAATGGGGTGGCCGCGCCGGAAGGTTCAGTTCCGCGCATGAATTCACCTACAGGTGCAAGGTCTTTAAGACGTGATGTCGAGCCTTTTTTATCAACCGACTTTGCGATAGCTCTTGGATCAGCAATCCCGCTGGTTGTGGTATGCGGATCGACGTTGATAATGTCACGATACCTTGAACGAAGGCCCGCCCATTCCTTTGCAGCTTTTGGATTGTTATCCGCAAGCATTTCAAACATCACATTGCGAAGTTCGCCGCCATAATATTTCTTGATGGAGTTTGATGCAGCGGAAAGCTGGCGATCAATCAATCCACCTTTTTGTGTGTATTTCTGGAATACTTTGCCGTTTAATTGCCCAGAGGCAAGGTCCATTCCGATGTCATGGATGATCCCTTGCACAATCTTTCGAATGTTATCGTCACGAAGGGTGAAGGAGTCTTGATAAATATTGTAAAGATCGTTTGCAGTTTTAGTGTTTGCACGAAGCGGGGCAACGCCTGCCGCGACAGCGCTCATTTTACTTCCAACATCTTGCGCAGCTTTTTCAACTTCCGCAGGTGTAAGGTCTTTCGCGCCGATGATCTTTGCGACCTCTTCAGAAAACCTTTTGTTTTGTTCGTTGAGGAGTGATTGTGGGGCAGTTTTACGGAAGAATTCTTCCGCCTCACCTTTTGCAAATTGGCCGGGATAAACAGGAATGTTGAATTCCTCAAGCGCCCGTTGTCCGACTTGACGTGGACCGGCTTCCCATTCCGGGGCTAACGCTCCGCCAGCCCGTGGTGAAACCAACTTCGAAAGTGCAGGGCCAAGCGTTCCGCCTAAAAGAGCACTTGTTCCAAACTGTTCTGAAAGTGGGGTTTCTGTATCACCGAGTGATCCACCCATCGCACGACTTGCAGCTTCAATCCCTGTTTGTGTCACACCTTGAAGTGCACCCTGCGCACCGGCAGACCCAATCCTTGTTGCTGTCCCCGCGAGTCCTGGCATTTGTTCAGCCACTTGCGGGATCGCTTGGCCAGCCTCACCACCTAAAAATCTCATTGCTTGTGGAACATAAGGTGCGACAGCGGGTGCAACCATCGGGGCAACCCGTTCAGCGACCTGACCTAAAACCTGCCCGGCTCTTGCCAATGGGATCGTTGTTGTGGCAACAGAGCCCAAACCTTCCGCGCCATAGCCAGAAAGTGGATTTTCTAAATTGTAAAGGCGACGTTGTTCTTGGAGTTCCGCGAGACGTTGTTGGTAACGCTCTTGGTTCATGGCATGTCTGCCGCCAACAAACGGATTATAACCAGCCTCAAAAGCGGCTTGGATTTGTGGAGCAAAACCTAACGTCGCGCCGGTCGCAAGGGAATGACCAACTCCCCATTCTGGCGCAAGTTCACCACGGGGAATACGATCCTCTCCGCGAAGCCCTGCGAATTGGTTTAAGGTTGTAAGACGCCCTGCGAAGTTGTGCCCAGCGGTTGGATTTTCTGGACTGTAGCCTGCAGGCCGTTCGAAGTGCATCTGGGCAATTGCAAGATCACGGGCGTTTTTAGCATTTTGCACAAGGTTGTATTCTGGCCTTGAGCGCAACTCCTGTAAGGCGAAAGCATTTTGTTGTTGCCATGACGGATATTCCGCGCCAGCAAACTTCCGCATCGCATCAAGGCGCTCTAATCTATGCCCATACAAGCCATAGCCTGTGTTTTGGTCGTGCTTTGCAGCTGGATTTAATTCGCTTTCCGAAGCAGCGGCAGAAGTTAGTAAGTGCGCCTCGTTAGGAGAGGCCCCAATGCTCAAAAGGTGTTGGTATTGTTGAGCGGGGCTAAGATGCCCTGCGGCCTTTGGCCTACCGTATTCCCCTAAATACGAAATATTGACATTGCCAAGAGGTTCGCCCTTCGCCCTTGCCTGTTGGGCTTGGCGCTCTGTGGCCGTCGATCCCTCTGGCGCTCGCCCTTCATGCTTTTCAGCCCAATAAGCATCTAAGGCACTCATGGGGGCAGATGCAGAAGGAGCAGGGGCTGGTATTGAAGGAGTGTCCACCCCTTCCTCATGGTGTTTTTTCCAGTAGTCGTCGAGAGCTGACATTATTCTGGCTCCTCAAACTTTATCCTACCCGACTCTTTTAGATAATTATTCCAGTCTTCATTGAACTTATTCGCCACAAAACCTCTTTCACGATCAGTTCTGTATTTTTTATTCCAACGATTGAAATGTTCTTGGCGCTCAAGAGCAGATGTATTGACCTTTTCTACATAATCTAACATGCGCTTAATACCGCCGGGAGAAGAAGCTAACCCCGGAAATATATCCATAAACTTCAAAGTCTCCAATTGCCCAATTTTATTGGAAGCGCCTACTGCAGTTCGTAATCCAGCAATTGCCGAAACTGCCGCTAATTTTTCAAAGGCTTCTGCAGCGCCGACCCATTCTCTTGGATTATCTGATCCTGTGACGACTTCGCCAGCTTTTTCTAGCAACTTACTTGCATATTTCCGCATAGGAGAGTCTTCAGCTTCTCCTCCGATAGCATTTTGAGCATCTATCAATAGTTTAGTTGCCGACTTTCGCATTGGAGCAGTTGGTCCTGTGCCTGACTGCCCAAGACCTTCAATGTCTTTCAACAAACTTCTTGTTTCTGAGATGGCTTGCTGACTTCCAGTTGCACTTTGTGCAGCCTCACCAATCTCTTGTCCGAGTTTTGCATAATCCCCTTCACCTTTTTGGAAGGCAATTTCTCGCTGTGCTGCAACTGGAGCTTCTTGAAGGTATTTGTATTGGGTGGCAGGAGCCCCAGAGGGTTGAGGCCCCTGCCGAGCCACGCCAGCAGCGGGAGGAGCCGACCCGCCCTGCGCAGCATTCATTGGTTCTCCCATAAGATCGGCAGCACCTTCTGGCAGCGCACCTTGAACCTTGTAGGCAGGAACCTTTATTTTCTGTCCGTATGTTGGAGAGTCAGGGTTGTCGTCAAAGGTTTCAACTGGAGCCGTAAGTTGGGCTAATGTGGTCCCAGTTGCCCTAATCCCTTCAATTCCTTTTGGTGCTGAAAGTGCGTAAGTGCGGGCCATGTCATCAAACTTCTGCCCGCCGTCAATCGCTTGATTGTAATGCAAGAGAGTCTTTGCTGCTTCATTACCTCGACCCACCGTGCCAGCTGCAATTTGTTGTGCTACAACATCAGCTGCTGCTTGTTTATCAGCCTCCTTACCTTTCAACCCTTTTCTCATTTTTTCAGCATAAACTGCTGAAAAAATCCCAGCATTTGTATCTAACTTTTTCTCAGCATTTGCTAATTGCTGTCCAAGAATTTGTTCTTCTATATGCTTGTTGTTCAGCATGAGTGTCATAATCTCGCCCATGATTGGGCGGATTTCTGGAACAGTTGATGCGTGGATGAGAAAATCTTCGTTGTTAAGATCGCCAGTTTCTGGGTCCACATGATGCTGCATTAACTGGCCGAGCGCCTGCTTTGCAACAAATTGTTGTTGTTGAATAGCTGCCGCTTGTTCTGCACGGCGAGTTTCAGCATTCCGCAAAGCAATGCCTTGCATCTGCGACATCATTTCCAAAGGATTACTTTCTGTAAACCTTGGGCCTTCTGGAGCTTGTGGGTATGGAATTTCGCCAGCCATCTTAAAGTCCCTTTAGTAAACAGAGCCGCTTGCGGTCATCTGAGGCCCATAACCCATTCCGCTGCTACCAGAAAGTGCATTTCCAAACTCCAACGGCCCTTTGTAACCAGCTGCTCCAAAGATTGCCGCAGGTAATCCAAATGCTGCGCTACTATAATTGTTCGCGCCCGCACCTGTCCCGGCATTTTGGCCATACATCTGCGCCATTATTGGGAGAGATGCGGTAGAACTTAGGCCAGATGCAATCCCACCATAAAGCGCATTTGTTCCTTGGGCCTGTGCATTTGCTGCGCCCATCACACCTTGACCAAGTGCCGTGCCTGCACCCATCATCGCATTTCCAGTCAACTGGCCAGTTTGTAAAGCCGCTTGCCCCAACTGCCCTGCCGCCTGCGCGCCCAGCTGTGAAGGCTGGAATAGCATGTTATAGGCTTGAAGGTTTTGGTTCATATAGTTTTGGACTTGTTGCTGGAATGTTTGGGAAGCAAGACCTGTTGCAGTTTGGCCGATTTGCTGCACAAGATTTCCAGATGTGCCGAGGCCCTGTGCTGCTCCAGAATTTGTCATGGCACCAAGGGTTTGCTGTTTCGCCCATTGATAGCCCGGAGTTTGTTCCAGCTGGGCTTGAGTAGGCTGAAAGGTAGACATAAGCGTATCGCCGCCCCCGCCGATACCTGCAGTTTTTGCAGCATTCCCTGTCAAATAACTTTGCAGGGTGTTCATGGAAGTTTGGCCAGCTTGAACGTAAGGGTTCAAGGCCGCTTTTGCTTGATTAAAATACTGGGCGTAATTTTGTTGAGCTTGGCCTGCGGCAAGGGCCTGCCAAAGTGCGGCATTTTGCGCACCACCAGCTTGAATATTGGACGCTTGCTGTCCCCCAAATCCTTTTAGGAGATTTCCCGCCAGCAATCCGCCGCCCATCATGGCTATATTTACGGGGTCCATATTAATCTCCTAAACCTGAGTTATCAGTTTATAAGTTTTCCCACCAATGACTGTTGTTCCGATTGATGTCCAATTGTTAGGAATAACAGCCTCATTTTGCAACAAAATCACCGCACCCATTATAGCTCCAGTAGACGAATTTGTCGTGGTCGGAACGCTATTTGCAGCCAAGGCGCTTAACAAAATCTGTAATTGCCGTGAAGGAAAACCATTTTCCTCCACAATCCCCTTTTGAGATGTCGGCACGACTACTTTTTGCATGTCATGTCTCCATCTTTTCAGTTTGAATCCATGCCCCGTTCAATGCTGTTGCGGCAGGTGCAGTCCAAGAAAGTTCAAACACCCGATCTCTCGCAAAACCCAGTCTATTCCAAGACGGCACCGCACGGTATTCACCAGTTTTACCGAGGGATTGCTGAAGTCCGTTTCCAAAACTAACGCCACGATCATTACTCCAACGAAGGGTAACTTGTGAGTCAGCTTTTGGATCAAGATCAGTTCCAACTTCAATATCTGCCATAAAACTTGAATAACTTACACGATCTCCATCCATGACAATATGCGGAAAGGAGCGTAAACGTAAAATTGGATCGCCGTTATCTGTGTAGTTTTGCAAGTCAAAAGAGTATAGTTTTCCGTTTTGCCAATCTCCGACAATTGTGCGGTTGTAAGCATGAGCAACGCAATTTGCTCTGTGTCGGACTAAATTACCATTGTTATCTAAATATCCCCGTTCATGCCAAAGCTGGGTAGAAAGATCATAGCACCAAGTCGCATTCGCTGACGGAAAACTCAACATATAGAAAATATGGGAGCCTTGTTGATAGCAGAATCCAACCGCATCTGAAATCTTGTCATACTTTCCAATTGCATCTGCAATCGCCGGAGTGGAAATAATATCAGCCTTATAAGCCGTGCCTTGCATGATTAAGGCTTGACCATTGTTATCTTCTGAAAGCCAGAAAATGTTGAGGCCCCATTTCGCTAGCGAACGTAAAGCCGCGATCCCATGCTGCAAGAAAACGCCGGGGATTGGCTGGAATGGAAACGGATAAGCCCCAACATTGCTCCAAACTTCAGTTGTGCGCTTACCAAAACTCCACATTTCTTTATGCACGACATCAATAATCTGAAGTTTATCAGCATCTCCAGACATTGTGGCGACAGCTAAAGCGGTATAGGTTGTATCCGCAGAGTCACTGGATTGAATATTTGCGTTTTGAGTGCTGGATACTAAAAACGTATCGATATAACGAACTTGATTTCCGCCGACAAAATTTGTCGGAGCAAAGGTGTTGAAGGCGAGAGTGGTTAAATCCACGCTCCAGCCATTTGTTGAGCCATCTAAGATAATAAGCGTAAACTTATTATCATACATACTTACTAATCCAGATTGTGTTGCGATTGCACCTAAATTTTGCAACACAAAGTTATCTGGGACGTAGTAAACAATGTTCCCGATGATCGCAAACAAAAGCCCGTTAGATGCTGTGTAAAGCTGACGCACCTCGGCCACAATTCCTTGCGCGAGAAGCGTCAGCCCCGGAGTGCAGTAATGGGTGTAAGGAACTTCAGCATCCTTCGTATTTTGCTCAGGGTATAAGTTTATGCAGCGCTGGGCATTTGCGATAACCGAGCGCGCTTCATAAGCACCTTGAACAAGCTGGATCTGCGGCACGTTCCTACACCTATTACGTAGCAGACATTACGTTAGCAATCCAAACATTATTCGTAACAGCAATGAAAAGCACACGTTTTCCTGCAGCATACGAAACGCCCGTTGCACCAGCCGTGCCATTGATCGTGTCGGACGCATTGCCAAACACGGTCACAGCATCGGCAGCATCAGCATTGTAAAAATACACAACGCTACCAGCCACAGCAGATGGCAAAACCACACCATAGTTAGAGCCGGTCGAAACCGCCACAACATTAGAACCAAGGGAAAGAACTGGAGTTGTTGATGCACGGGTCGTGCCGAGCGCGGTAATGCCGTAGTTTGTCTGCCACTGTGGAGTAGCAAGCAAGCCTTCAAGAATTGATCCATCTTGAAGCGCATAACCGTTTGGGAGACGATCAGGTATAGCCATTTGATTTACCTCGTTTGGTCGCTGTAAATGTTGTAGACACTCGGACGGACCAGATTATCCGGCATCACAAGAGAAGGAATTTGTGCGTTTGCGGAGCGCACTGTCTCCATCGAGTCTTTCGCCAAACCTTCATAAGTTGGATCTGGCGGAAGCCTATACGCAGCGCGAGTTCGAACTACAAGATTGTAGTGTAAGGCCGCGAGGTATTCGGGAGGGAAATTGAAAACCGTTGTCAGGTCTGTAAATTCTGCCAGTGTTTCTTTGAGAAGTATATGAACTTCGTAGAGATTTGCTTGCGGGAGAGGCCAAGGATAAATATAACCCATCGGCCAATCGGAGTCGTAGAAAATGCACTGAGAAAACGACACCAATTGTTTGAGCGTAATTCGCGCATAATCCTCACGGGAGAAAAGCAATTGCAGCGGATAATCTACCGCTTGTGTGCCGTTCGCATTCGGCAGCATTCGAAAATAAGCGCTTTCCAGTTTGTCAGGCCGGACGGGAACATCAATATCCCCGCCCGGGCCGACACTGTATTTAATCGCGCCCGTTGACACCACGCTTTTGTCAATCAAATGCCAGATCATCCAGCGTTTAACACGCCACTGGGCGATCATCATATTTAAACGAATAAGCGCGTCATTTACGTCTTCAGACAAAAGGGTCTGACCAACGCCCAACACACCAGCGTCTTTGTAAGCTAACGTGATAATGTCGAGCGCCGTGGTCATTTAGATGTCCTTGACGTTAAGGGCTGGTTTGTTAGAGGGCACAGAATTCCCAGAAGAAGGTTTAGGCTTTGCAGTTTCCGCCAGTTCTTTCTGTGCCTTTATTTCAGCAAGCTGCGTCCGGGCAAGTTCAAGTTCTACTTTCTTACGATCCAACTCAGCCTGCAATTCATCTTCGCGGGTCTTGAATGACCCAGGCTCACCAGTGGTGATAAATTCCACTTCTTCTTTCGCATCCCCAACAACAATTGGGAATTCTTTCTTCTCATCCTTATACCCGACAACCTTCGGATATTCTTGAAATTTATATTCTGGAAAATCCATACTTTCATATACACCAAGATATTGCCGAACTTTAGCCATTTACTTGCTCCTTACGGGAAATAGGGGGGCACAATGCCCCCCTTTTAGTGATTAGATGATGTCTGCGACAACAACGGCCCACTCAGGACGAACCCAAACGTAACCGTAAAGCACGTCCAGACGGGTGATGAACTGGTCTGACTTAATGTCAAAACCTGTCACCATACGCATCGAAACCCCGTCCATACGTTCTCTTGCCGTTTCCTGCATGTTCTTTGGCAGTTCAAGATCGGCTGTTGCCATCGTGACTGCATCTGGAATGAATGCAAGGTTCTTGCGGTAAACGCTGGAAGCAAGCGTCAGTGGGATGATCGCTGCGCCGTTTGCAGGGCTGCTATCAACTGTCTGATACTGCACGTTTGAACCGCCTTGTGGTGGAACAATCGCTGGGTAGATGCTGATTGACGTTGCACCCGTGGCAGCTGCCGCCGTTACAACGAACTGCTGCAACTGACCGATTGACACTTTGGTGATACGGTTGACTGCGTTCACGCCAGCAAACGTGATGATGTCGCCTTGTGCAAGCGGGCCACCAAGAGCGTTTGTCGTGATCGTCGTGCCGGTCTGGTTTGCACCAGAAACCGTCAACGTGCCAGTGTATGCACCAGTCGTGTGTTTGATAACCGTCTGGTCTTCGAACCAGTCGAAGCCAATCGCGTTATAAACTTCACCCTTGCGATACTGCTCAGAAATCTCTGTCGCTGGGTTCAACAGGCCAGAAAGGTTCTGGACCGTGCGAGCCATGGTGACAGGATCAAGGATGAACTTACGGGAGTCGGTAGGAGCCGAACGTAAGCTCAAGAGTGCTTTCGCATTCAAGAATGTTTCCAGCGTCGGACGGAGCAAGTTGCCAGCAGCGTCAAAGTTACCAACAAGGTTGGAAACGCCGCCTTCAACACCAGACATCACGTCTGCAGCGACAGCGCCGACGAGGTTGTTTACAGCTGGCGCAAGAATTCGCTTGGAATAGTCGTCCAAGCTCATCGTGCGTTCAACGCTGTTAAACGAAACGTCAACGCCTTTTTGGGTGGCGAGGGTCAGCGTGGTGCTGGTTTCCGCCGTATCTTGGATCTGCGCTACAGGGCCGGTTCGGACCGTGTAATCGTTAGGCAGACGGATGCGCAGGCTCTGACCGATTTTCGCGCCGGTCACAGCAAACTGATCGTCATACTGCGTATCGATGTGCTGCAGGAAAGAGTTGGTGTTTACCCAGAGGCGCACGGCCTCACGGGTAATCATGTTGATTGTTAAAATTGTATTTGACATCTCTAAGTCCTCTGGGTTACGCGCTCACGGCGCAGTGGTATTGTCAAAATACAAAGGGAGTCCTTTGTTCATCTGACGGAGCCTGCGACCGTCTCTTGACAGGCAACCCAGATCGCTTACCCTGCGATCAGCAAGGGGAGGACGTTGAAGGTGTCCTCGCCTACCTTTTGCGACGAGCCATAGCTTGCTCATTGCGAAGTCTTGCCCATTCTTCCATTGAAATGTTCGGGTCGTCAAGTGTCGCCGGGGCACTTCCAATCCCTTGAACTTTCGGAGAAATCGGGGGTGGAGCAGATGTCACTTTTCGTGGGGCGGTAACGGCTGTCGCCAACTTAGCAACTGCCACTGCCTGTCTGGTGGGTGGAAGGAGTGCAATTCGGGCAGCTTCATCAGGATTTTTAGCCAGATGGTAGAGGACCTCGTGTGGATTTCCGCTTTCAATCGCTGCTTCCGTGAGGGTCGTAGGAATACCACCAAGGATTTGAGCCATGTTGTTAAGCTGCGGAGCCCAATCGCCATATTTAGCCAGCCCTTCATTCCAGATTTTATCCGTCGTCTCTTTCCAAGTTTGTTGTTTTGCCAGTTCCTGTGCCTGACGATAAATCTCCAGTTGAACGCTTTTTGGATCAATGCCCCCGCCAGCAGCAGGTGCTTCATAGTGCGGAGCCTCCATGACTTGAAGGCGTTCTTCGAGTTCCCGCTTTTGGCGAGTAAGTTGGCCGATGCGATCTAAAAGGCCCTGCGGTGGCTTATTTTCAGTCTCGATTGTGGCCGGGGCCTCTTGTGGCGCTTCTTGTGGGGCCTCTTGTGGTGCTTCAACTGGTGGCGTAGCCGGAGCCTCGACAGGCGCAGCGCCCGCTTCACCTTCCGCTTGGAAGTTTATGGTGTTGTAAAATGTTTTCATATTAGGCTCCTTTACCTTTCTTCATCTGTAAGACGCCCTCACGCCCTCGACGTAACGTCGCATCCCGAATTAAAGCATCATGGATTTCTTCTTTTAACACATCATCCATGTTTGTTGTAAGTAATTGTGCAAGAGTTGCCCGCGCTGCGTCCAAATACAAAGGCCAGCAAGACTTCACATATTCTTCTAAGGATCGATGTTCCTTGTAGAATTCATTGCTTTTTGAGGCCCAGCTTTCATAAACTTCTTCCGCCATCTTTTTGGCGGTTTCCGCAACCATTTTATGCGCATGGGCTCCCTTACCGGGGAGTTTTATAAGCGGCTCTCTCATTCCATTGGCTCCATTGGTAACAATACATTCACCTCTCTTTGCCCATACGGAGTTGTATAATAATTCCGTAAGCGCGTTCCCTCTGGTGACTGTTCGTAATAAGCACCTTGTGAAAATGGCTTCGTGCCTGAGAACATGCTCCCCCAACCCTGCATATCCGGCATCGCATTTTCTTGTGAATACTGGTCGTAAGGCACAAAATGGCTTACGTCAGGGATGCGCCCTTTCTGGAAGCCTGTCAATGGATTAGGCCCAAAACCTGCCGTATAATCTGCTCTTTTTTGTAAATAATCTTGATGTAAAGCGTTTAATTCTTTTGAGCTAAATCTATGTTGAGTGATGTCACCTTCATCTCCAAGCCATGAACCTGCATACGACCGCATGGCCGCTGGATACATATTATTCAAAACACTTTCTTCTGGAGATTGCGTTTGATAAATCCGGTTCCATTCAGCCGCACTTATCGGTTGATAAGCATACTCTACATCTCCAGCTGGATTGAATTGAACATCACCCGCCATGAGCTTCATACCATTGTTGGGTTTTGCGACCGCGTTCTGCTTCACCCTGTCCGAACAAATCGTCGAGCATTTTTGTGAAGTGATAGTTCAAGTTGCCTTCCCATTGACCTTCTGATGCAGTTTCTTCCGGGCGTCTTGGGGGAACTGGTGCACCTTTTCCACCTTTTGCTTTCTGAGGCATTGTCCCACCCTTTGCCTCAGTCATCGATGGGCCCATTTCACGATACGTTCTGCGCCCAAAAACATCTATAGGCGGAAGTTGTTGCGCTCCTCTTGCCTCTGGCGCAGCCATAACCCCGCCAGCATCCATAGCAGCAGGAGGGCCACCGTCGCGTCCGTAATAAGCCGCCATAAAGGGCAGACCCACACCTGCAGCACCCGCCGCAATTTTACCCCAAGGCATCCCGCCAGCACGTAACGCATTTTCAGCCTCCCCATAAGGGACCAGCGCAGTTCCTTGTTGTGGGCCAGAAAGCACGTTCCCGGTCACATCTCTAAACTCACCATACGCCCCATTTGGTGCTTGGTATTCGCCGCGAGGAAAACGGTCTGCCTCTGACCCAACATACCGGTAAGAAGGAACCTGCCCACCTTGTCGAGCGGGAAGCCCTCCGGGCGGAATTCCACCACCTTCTAACATTGTCTGTGGTCTATAAGGAGCAACCGCTTGTCCCATTTCTTCCGGGGTGTATGGAGGAAAATCGCCTTCTTGAAATGGACCGGAGCGTCTGCCCGGAACGTAAGGACCGTAATCACCCTTGCCTCGATTTCCGTAATAAGCTCCCATCGTCCCACGTTCAAAGTCATTTGTCGGACGATAATTAAAAGGACCCGGACCTGCAGGACCCTCATAATCATAAGCTGCAGGTGCAGGGCTTGGCATCCCACGACGGGCAGCCAACGTATTATTAGCCTCAAAAAGATTTCTGCTCGTAGGCAACGGGCCTTGTTCAATCGCTAAAAAGTCTTCTGGGCGAAAGGCTTGTGGTCTGCCGGGAGCCCTTGAGCCCGCCGCTCCTCGCCGATAGGCCTCCATCATGCTCGCATCAAACGAGCCCTTTGGTGCCGCTGCGACCGGTTCATAGGTTAATGCAGGAGTGCCAGCACCACCGATAGCGCGAGGACCACCAGCTACTCCGGCTTCACGTCCTGCAATTTGTGTAAATGCCGAACGACCGGGGCGCGCTGCATAGAACGACGCCACATCTGTCGGAAACGCTTCGGAGCCATAAAGTCTTCCTCTCGCAAATTCTTCTGGAAATTGTTCCCGAAGCATCTGTTCATAACCGAGGGAACCTAATTCCTCCCGTGTAGCCTGCCCGAAAGGCGCACCGCCCATCGAGTTCTCTTGCATCTCCCTACCAATACCACGGATGAGGGCCGCAAGCCACGCCTGTCCCGGCACCACATTGCGTTCGCCCGCTTCTT